CAAAAATGGATGTGGAACAATATTATTGGGTTAGTGACCAGCACATGGTTGTAGTATTTAGTCAGCAGGTGCGTAAAGGAATAGAGGGTTTTAACCAAGGAGTCTATAACTATAAGACTGCTCTATTAAATGTCAAAACTCAAAAATTCAAAGAATTAGATAATGACAGGAGTGTTGGATCTGGTAAGCGTTTTGCCACAAGACTTGTTGATATTCTTCCTGAAAGAAAAGATGAGGTTATTATTTCATATGCTGAGGCTCAAAGAGGCCAGTCATTTAAAAATCCTGCATATTATATTTATAATTTCAAGACAGATAAAAAACGTCTTATTCTTAGAAGTAGTGGTGAGTATCGTGGAATAAGATTTGACAATAATGCTGTCCCAATTTCATCTACTGGCTATGATTCACAAACTAATGAATATATATGGTATTACAGACCAGAAGGTACCTCATCATGGGTCGAATATCACAGAATGCATGAAGACAGTTTTGAAGATTTTAGAGTGTTAAGACAAAAGATGATAGATAAAAATCTACAACTTGATTCTTTTCAACTTATTAAAACGCTAGATAAGTTTTCTACTACAAAAGATTATGACAAAAGAGTTATAAGAATGATAAAGAAAATAAGAAAACTAGAGGAGAACAAATGACGTTAGAGCATGGTTTGTTATTGGGCTTCATAGGTTGCTCAGTAACTATTGTTGGTTTCTTTATTGCATATATGGTGGCAAGTAAACACGTTATGCAAAAGAATAAACCAAAAGAAAAAGGTCCTGTTGCAGACCTTATGAGAAATATATACGGTGAGGATTGTGAATGAGCAAAGATCACATATTATTAAATCCATATGCCAAAACAGAAAATCACAAAAGAAACGTGAGAACTTTAGCAGAGAATGCTCAAGGTAAAAAGATGACACGTAAGGTTGATCTATGGGAGTACGAATCACTTGCAGATTGTATAAGAATGGATCAGGTGCCAGCTGAAGAAATCGCAGAATTATTTACTGATAAAGCGTTTTATAAGTGGTATAAAAAGAAGTATTTTACAGCTTGACATTGCAGTAAAATTGATATATAATAGACCCTATGATACACGAAGAAGACTTAAAAAGACAAGAAGACCCTAAAGTAAGAAAACTCAAGGCGTTAGCAAAAGCATGTGCTAATGCTCAACTTGACTCTTTCAAAAACTTATGGTATAATAAACTTATGCAACTTGCTAAACAATATAACATGACAGATTATGTTACGAGAAAGCTGATACACTAATGAATATATTTTACGTAGATAAAAATCCTGTTACAGCAGCCAAGATGATGTGTGATAAACATATTATTAAAATGATACTAGAGTCTGCTCAAATGTTATGTACAGCAAAACGTGTGCTTGATGGCACAGAATATTTTGATACTACAAAGAATGGCCGTAAGATTAAAAGATGGCGATTAGACAACTCTAATGAAGAAGCAATTGTTTACAAAGCAGGTTGGTTAGGTCACCCTAGTACACAATGGGTACTTAAATCAGCATACAATTACATTTGGCTATATAATCACTTTATGGCTCTTAACCAAGAATACAAATTAAGATGGCAAAAAAATGTTAACCATGTTTCTGTAGATAAACTTGCTGATCTATTAAGACACCCACCTAAAAATGCACCACTCGGTGTTGTAGGCACAGACGCTACACCAGCAATGCCTGACCATTGTAAGATACCAGGCGATGTTGTTGGCTCATACAGAAAGTATTACATACTAGAAAAAAGAAGATTTGCCAAGTGGGAAAAACACGGTGCAGTTATGCCTGATTGGTTTGCTGAAGGAATCGCAGATGATAAAACAGCGAATACAGAGCAAGGGTGATGACCTTAAAATGTTGCAAGGCCATGATAGACTTGCATATTTAATTGACATTGCAAAAGACGTAGAACAATTACCACAAGAAGTAAAGATAGATCAAAATAGAATACGAGGTTGTGCTAGTAATCTATGGTTGATTGGCGGAGCAAAAGAAGATAATACAATGATATATAAAATAGACGCTGACTCATTTATAACAAAAGGCACAGCGAAGTTAGTAACAGACCTAGTCAATGGTTGTCCTAGAGATGAAGTGGCTGCTCTTACTATAGAGGATTTCTTACCTCTAGGTGTTAGAGAACTACTTACAATGCAAAGACAGAATGGATTAGGGTCATTAATACAGAGGATAGTAGATATAGCAAATACTAAATAGCAATATGAATAATGTAAGAGATTTTATACAATTAAATATGAACTTTTTGAATGATATTCAAAGTTACCATTGGCAAACAGAGTCATTTTCTGAGCATGAAAGCACAGGTGAATATTATGAAAAGTTTAGTAAATTAAATGACGAGTTTGTAGAAACATGGCAAGGTAAAATAGGCACAAGAATTAACTTTAGTGCTGAATTAAGACCTGGCATAATGAATTATGCTGATAATAGTCAAGTTAAAGGCGAAGTACAGAAACAAGTAGAACGAATAACTAAAATTACACAAAACAGCAAAGTACAAGGTCAAATGGATTTAGAAAGCATATTAGAAGATATGCTTATGGTAACTAACCAATTGATGTTTCATCTAACATTAAAATAATGCCTACATACACATTTACAAATACAAAAACTGGTAAAGAGTTTACCGAGATGATGTCTATTGCCGAGATGGAAAAGTATCTTAAAAAGAACAAACACATCAAACAAAATATATCAGGCATAAGAATTGTTGCAGGTGTAAGTGGTGCTAGTTATAGACAAGATAGTGGTTGGAAAGAAACATTATCAAAGGTAGCAGAAGCACACCCAATGAGTGCTTTAGCAAGTGAAATGGGAACAAAGTCAACAAAACAAATCAAAACAGAGCAAGTACTTAAAAAACACAAGGCTAGACAAAGTGCAAAAAATAAATAATATAGGGGTGCAGAGCGAGCAACTGAACAACAACGGTCGTATACCAGAGTCTAATAAGTCAATCCGCTCATTGCACCTACCTAAACAAGGAGAAAACTAATGGCAGACATACCTGATTTTATGAGGGAGTTTGATACCGATGTAGATTATGGTTTTACTCCTGTATCAAAAAAACCTGCTGACGACACGCCAGCAATAGACACGAAGGTTATTGAAGACTCTAATTTAGAGATTGCAAAAGTTAAATCAGATGTAGGCGATATCAAGTCTATGATGAATGAGATAATGCAAATTGTAGCAGAGAAAGACTCTGTTAACAAAGAGATACAGGACGCTGACGTATCGGCGAGATTTAAAGAGATTGAAAAGACTATACTACCGTTTTTGTATAATCTTTCAAAAACCAATGAACCTTACATACATTGGCCTAATAGGGGACCAATTATCAAGGCTCAAATGGATAAAATATTAAAACTTACAAGGGGATAATATGCTAGAAATAAAAGCTCATCACAAAGAACTAAAACGAGCAGTGAACGAAATTGAAGACAAAAGAAAACAAGACAGGTCAAATAAATCATGGTACGATATAAGAACCTTAAAGAAAATAAAACTTATAGCAAAGGATAAATTAAATGCAACTAAGCAAAAACTTTTCGCTTAAAGAACTAACTGCTTCTCAAACAGCAGATAGACATGGTATTAGTAATAATCCAAGCGAAGATCATATGGATAATTTAAAGAAACTATGTGACAATGTTCTACAAAAAGTTAGAGATCACTATGGCAAGGTAGTATCAGTATCTAGTGGATACAGATCACCAGAGTTATGTGTGAAAATAGGATCATCAATGAAATCACAGCACGCTAAAGGCCAAGCTGCGGACTTTGAAATCTTTGGCATTGCAAATGCTGATCTAGCAAAATATATCATTGACAATTTAGATTTTGACCAACTGATATTAGAGTTTCACAAACCAGAAGAACCTAATAGCGGATGGATTCATTGTTCGTATAAGAACAAAGAAGAAAACAGAAAACAAGTATTAAGAGCATACAGAAATGATGATGGTAAGACGGTATACGAACCGTATGACCCTAGTTGAGCTGTTGAACGTCTTAATAATGACAAGATAGAAGAACAAAACAAGATAATAGACGCCTATATGCAGAAAGGTATATAGCTTGACAATCTTGTAATAATCTGATATAATGATTATATAAATTATACGGAAAGGTATATTATGTTTAAACATGTTAAATTGAATGAAGAAGTATTGCCTAAAAGTTTAGGTGTAAAAGGCAAGAATCAAAACGGTGTAAGATATTATACTATTGATGGTGTTAATATGCCTTCCGTTACATCAATACTAGGACAAATTCCCGAAAAACAAGCAGGTCTACAGGCATGGCGAAATGCAGTTGGCGATAAAATGGCTAACTATATTTCTACAACTGCTGTCAATAGAGGTAAAACAACTCATACCTTAATTGAGAACCATTTAAAGAACGAAGACGAGAAGTCAGTAGGTATAACTGCTGTTACACCATTAGGACTTTTTAGAATAATCAAACCATATCTTGCTAGACTAGACAACATACATTGCCTAGAAGAATACCTATACTCAAAAGAAATAGGTGTTGCAGGTCAAGTAGATTGTATCGCTGAATATAGAGGTAAACTATCAGTAATTGATTTTAAGACCTCTACGAAACAAAGGGATGCTAATTATAATTATGCTAACTTTTTACAATGCTCAGCATATGCAAAAATGTATGAAGAGCTATACCCTAATTACAAGATAGAACAAACTGTTATATTAGCCACATGTGAAGACGGTTTTGTACAAGAATGGATACACACCGAAGACAAAATTAAAGAACACCAAGAGAAGTTTTATAAGCACACCCAGGAGTTTTTTGAAAGAAACAATATAAATAGTTAAGTCAACAAAAGGCTTAACTAATGAAAAAACTATTAACACTTATAACACTATTATTTGCTACAAGTACATTTGCTGAAGATACGAATGATTGGGAAAAAAGTAAATACGATTTTAGATGGATGCACGTACCTGTAGTTTGTGGTACATCACCAGAGGTAATGAGATATCTTGCCGATAACGATTTCAAATTAGAAAGTATATCTCTAGGTAGAGAAGGTGCTAAAGACACAGGTGAACCATCTTATTTTGTTGCTTATTACATCAATGAAAAGGGCGATCAATCAGTAGCTGCTATTACTTCACCTTCGGGACACGAAACTTGTATGATGTATAGAAGTTTCAATTTAGAAAAACCTGGTGACGCAGTATAGAGCTTGACAAATTAGATATATCTGATATAATATATTAATAAAGTGAGGATAAATTATGAGCATAATGAATGATAATCAAATAGATAGAGATTCACACGACCAAGATATGACTTATGAGAATGAGCAATCAATGGTAACAATACCATTACGTGAATACGATAAACTAAAAGAACAAGGTCAATACATAACTGACCCAAGTTTAATTTCAATAATAGATAAGATAGAAGAACTAACAAGAGCATTAAGAAAACACATAGTTAGAAAACTATAATGTTAATGAATAGTAAAAAGTTTGCTCAGATAATAGAAGCACTAGTAAAAGAGAAAAGGATGTCCTATTTGGATGCCGTACTAAAATATTGTGAAGAAAATGATATTGACACAGCGTCTGTAGGTCCTTTAATCAATAAACCATTAAAAGAAAAGATAAAAGAAGAGGCAGAAAAACTGAACTTGGTTGAACGATCAAGCACAGCAGTTTTACCTATATGAACAGTTATGAAGCTTATACATTATATTTGGCTATTAAACTACACTTCACTTCCGATACTTATGATTTTTACAGGCACAATGCCAAAGTTAATTCAACATTTAACACATTTTTAAAACGTAATGATAGATTTTTCTTTCATAAACTTACAACTAAATATACGAGAGAAGAAATGCTAGAATACTTTGTATCTAATTTCTTCTATAATTCAAAAACATGGATAGGTAATCTAGTTAGAGCAGATGGAGAAACAATTTATAACAAGTGGAAAAAATATAATCAATCATTTACGTACAATTTTAGAGCTGATTGTGTATTGCTTTCTAATGTTATCAATGATAACTCTATTCGGTTTGATG